GAGCTTCGCAGCGATCTGGTGACGATGCGCAATCGCTCGCGGACCTTGGCGCGTGACGACGTTTATGTTCGCCGTTATCTCAACCTGCTTAAGACCAATGTCGTCGGCGAGAATGGCATTGCGGCGCAGATTAAGGCGCGCAATACTGACGGCAGCCTCGATACCATTGGCAACCAGATCATTGAGCAGGCTTGGGCCGTTTTTAGCCTGAAGGGCAACTTCACGCCGGACGGCAAGCGCAGCCGCGTCGATGTCGAGAAGTATGTCATTGAAACTGTCGCCCGCGACGGCGAAGCCTTCATTCAGGTGGTCAAGAACCGTCGCTTTAAGCATGGGATTGCCTTTCATCCGGTCGAAGCCGACCAGATTGACGAGCAAAAGAACGAGCGCCTGCGGAATGGCACTGAAATTCGCATGGGCATCGAGCTTGACGAATATCAGCGCCCAGTGGCCTACTGGGTGAAGCCCCGTCACCCCGGCGACTATGACTTCGCGGCTGCATATCAGCGCGCGGCTGTGCGAATCCCGGCAGAGAACATGCTGCACATCTATGCGCCAGATCGCGCCGGGCAGACGCGCGGCGAGCCTTGGATGGCGCCGGCGATTAGCCAGTTGAAGATGCTGAACGCGCACCGCGAGGCTGAGCTTGTCGCAGCCCGCATGGCGGCATCTAAGATGGGCTTCTTTGTCTCCGAGAGCGGCGAGGACATGCCCGCCGACGATTACGACAATACGGTGCCGATTATCGACGCAGAGCCCGGCACGTTCCACCAGCTTCCTGCTGGCGTGGACTTCAAGCCGTTTGATCCCAATCACCCGGCGACGGCTTTCTCTGACTTTCAGAAGGGCATCCTGCGCGGCATCGCTTCCGGTCTTGGTGTTTCCTACGCCAGCCTTTCGGGCGATTTGGCCGAAACGTCCTATAGCTCTGTGCGGCAGGGCGCGCTGGAAGAGCGCGACGCCTACAAGATGCTTCAGCGCTTCCTGATCGAGCATTTTGAGGCGCCGGCCTTTGCCATCTGGTTGCAGCATGTCATGGAATTTGGACTTGTCCCCATTCCGGCGACCCGCTTCGACAAGTTCTACAATGCCGCCACCTTCCGGGGCCGTTCATGGCAGTGGGTTGATCCGCAGAAGGAAATTGCGGCTGTTGTGGACGGCATGCACAACGGCATCATGTCGATGAGCGATGTCGCCGGCCAGTTTGGGCGAGACATCGAAGAAACCTTCAGTCAGTGGCAGCGCGACAAGGAGCTTGCCCAGCAATTCGGCCTTGATCTTGCGTTTGGGCCGTTTGGTGGCAATCTTCAGGCTAAGGGCGCGGAAATTTCTCAAGAGGGTAGTGCAAATGTCTGAGTTGAATAAAAGCAACATCTCGGATATAAATGACGACAATGTTGTTGAGGAACGCGCCGTGTCTGAAGAGCTTGAAGAGCGGATGAAGGTCAAGGTTGAGGTCGAGATCGACAGCGATCCCGTAATCGACGTTGAAGAAGACATGGGCGAAGATGGCCCTGAGTATGTTCTGGTTTCTGAAGAAGCCGACCGCAAGAACGTAGTCGAACTTGAGCGTCGCGCCACCGACATGGATATTCGCGGCGTTGACGAAAAGAAGCGCACTGTAAGCATTGCCGTATCTTCGGAGCTTCCGGTCGAGCGCTCTTTCGGCAAGGAAATTCTTGTTCATGAGGACGGCGCCATTGATATGGCCTTCCTCGCGTCTGGCCGGGCACCGCTGCTGCTCGACCACGATATGGAGCGCCAGATCGGCGTGATTGAATCTGTCGAACTTTCTGCCGACAGGGTGCTGCGAGCCAAAGTCCGGTTCGGGCGCTCTGCACTGGCGCAGGAAGTTTTTCAGGATGTTGTCGATGGTATTCGCGGAAACGTCTCCGTTGGATACCGCGTCAACAAAATGGAGCGCTCTGCTTCGGGCAAGGATGAATACTTTGTCCGTTCGTGGTCGCCCCTTGAGGTATCTGTCGTTTCGATCCCTGCTGACCCGTCAGTCGGCGTCGGTCGTAGCGCGGCTGCTCTCGAACCCAAACCTACCGTTGAACCATCCATCAAAAAGGAGGCCAAAATGGCTGACGAAGTGAATCTGGATGCGGTTCGGGCCGAAGCTGCTGAAGCTGCTGCCCGCAATGCCGCCGCCATCATCGAACTGGGTGCGCGCCACAACAAGCGCGACCTCGCTGACGCTGCAATCAAGTCGGGCAAGAGCATCGAGCAGTTCCGTGGCGAACTGCTGGAAGTGATCGGCAACGACAAGCCGCTCGACAATCAGGACATTGGCCTGAGCAAGAAGGAAGCCCGTAGCTTCTCGCTGGTTCGCGCCATTGCCGCCCTCGCCAACCCCGGCGACCGTCGCCTGCGCGAAGCTGCCGCCTTCGAATTTGAAGCCGGTGAAGCCGCTGCTCAGCGTTATGGCCGCTCGGCTCAGGGCATCATGGTCCCCGTTGACGTTCTCGGCGTCTGGAAGCAGCGCGACCTGAACACCTCGGACGACAACGAAATCGTTGCCACCAATCTGATGGCCGGCGACTTCATCGACGTTCTGCGCAACTCGGCTTCGGTCATGCAGGCCGGCGCCCGCATGATGCCGGGTCTGGTTGGCAACGTGGCGATCCCGAAGAAGACCGCTGCTTCGGCTGGCGGCTGGATCAGCACTGAAGGCGGCGCTTCGAGCGAATCGGAACCGACCTTCGGTACTGTCAGCCTGACGCCGAAGACTGTTGGTGCGTTCACCGACATGACCCGCCAGTTGATCCTTCAATCGACTCCTTCGGTTGAAGCTCTGGTTCGCGACGACCTGACGCAGGCGCTGGCTCTGGCTATCGACAAGGGCGCTCTGGAAGGCACCGGCCTGTCGGGTCAGCCGACCGGCATCCTCAGCACTGTTGGCGTCAACAAGCCGACCAACTTCGCTGCTGCGGTTCCGACCTTCGCTGAAATGGTGGCTCTCGAAACCGCCGTTGCCGAAGACAACGCTCTGATGGGCAACCTTGCCTACATCACTGACGCTGCCACCTACGGCGGTCTGAAGACCAAGGCCAAGGACGCTGGTTCGGGCATGTTCGTGATCGAAAACGGTCAGGCCAACGGCTACAACGTGATCCGTTCGCAGCAGTGCACCGCCGGGAACGTCTACTTCGGTAACTTCTCGGACCTGCTGATCGGCATGTGGGCCGGTCTGGACCTGACGGTCGATCCGTACACCGCTTCGACGAGCGGCACGGTTCGTATCGTCGCTCTCCAGACGGTTGACGTTGCGGTTCGTCACGCTGTGTCGTTCGCTTACAACAACGACGGCGTGTAAGCGTTAAGGTGAGGGGTGGCCGTTTGGAAGTCGCGGCCACCCCAATCCTTTGAGGAGGATATAATGGTATTGTCTACCGCCTCGATGATGGGCAAAAATTCGGAGAAGGTTATGGCAAAGTATAAGTGCATTCGCGGTGTGGTAACCAGCCAAGGCGTTGCCAACGTCGGCGACATTGTTGAGCTTTCTGAGCGCGAAGCCAAAGCCCTCTCGGCCAAGTTCGTGCCAGTGGAAGATGCGCCTGAAGAAATCCGGGTGGCAGAGGCGCCTGCCATAGAGCATCGCGATCCCGTTGCTCCCCGGCGCGGTCGTCCGGCTAAGGCGTTCAAGTGATCGAGTCTAGCGCAGACCTGCTTGATTTTCTGTCCCTCGACGACTTCGCCGAGAATGCGACCTATACGCCGATTGCTGGGAGCCCGGTAACGGTTCAGGGCATTTTCGATGCGCCGCAGGCGAGCCGCAATATCACCGAGATGATGGATGTCACGATCCCGGCGCCGCAGTTTGTCTGCCGCACTGTGGATGTCCCAAATGCGGCTGATGGCGATGCAATTGCTATCCGGTCAGTCAATTACTACGTTCGCGTTGTGATTACTGACGGGACTGGCATCACCACCCTGATGCTGGAGAAGGCATGAGCCACGTTCGCAACCAGATCAGAAACCGCATCGCGACCTTGGTGACTGGGCTGCCGGTCACCGGGGCAAGCGTTTATAAGATGCGGCGCTATGCTCTGGACGATTCCAAGCTGCCGGCGATCTGCGTTTACACTGGCGATGAATCCAGCGGCCTGATTACTGTTGGAGCCCGCACGCTGCGCCGCGTCATCAATGTCGTGGTGGAGGTGTTTGCCAAGGGCGCCAGCGCAACAATCTCAGACACGATTGATAATATCTGCGTGTCGGCGGAAGAGGCCATTGCCGGCGACTTTACCCTGAACGGCCTAGCCAAATCGACAGTTCTTACCTCCACAGAAACTGATGTTAACATCGAAGGCGAGTCCGGCATCGGTTCGGCCCGCTTGGTCTACGCAGTCGAATATGTTACAAGCATTGATGATGTGGAGACTGCTCGGTGAAAATGATCCCAGTCTATAACGCCAATGGCGATAAAATTCTGGCTTGCGCCTGTGATTTGGGTTACTACCAAACCATAGGTTGGACGCCTGAAGAGCCGGCCAAGGCACCCGCCAAGGCCAAGTCAAAAAGCACTAAGGAGGCTGAGTAATGGCTACTCACACTGGCAGTGAAGGCACCGTCAAGGTGGGTGCCAATACGATTGCTGAAATTCGTTCGTACTCCATCGAGCAGACTTCGGACACCGTGGAAGATACCACGATGGGCGATTCTTGGCGGACGCACAAGACCACGCTTAAGGCTTGGAGCGGCACGGTTGATGTTTTCTGGGACGAAACGGACACTAACGGCCAGACCGCGCTTGTGGTTGGCGCTGAAGTGACCGCGAACTTCTATCCTGAAGGCGCAACGACCGGCGATGCCTATCTATATGGCACCGCCATTGTCACCGGCAAGACTGTTTCGGCCAGCTTCGACGGCATGGTTGAATCGACGATTACGCTTCAAGGCACTGGCGCGCTTACCACGGGGACCGCTGCGTAATTTTAACTGAAAGGAATAAGTATGAGTATCGCACAGCGGATTGCGGCTCGAACGAGCCAGAAGCGTCATATCGAAGTACCGGCATGGGGTGAGCCGGGTAGCCCTGAAAAGGTCTACTTCGGCCCCCTGCTCGCCGGGGAGCTTAATCGCATCCAGCGCAAGCACCCGACTTTTCTCCAGTCGGCCTCGTTTGAGGCGATGGTCGATCTAATCATTCTCAAGGCTGAGAATGGTCAGGGCGAAAAGCTTTTCACGCTTGAGGACAAGCCGGTTCTGATGCGGGAAGAGGTGTCGGTTATCTCCAGTGTGGCTGCCGAGCTTATGTCCGGCACCAATGTCGAGGAACACGAAAAAAACTAAGAAACGATCCGCTAAGGTATAATCTGATTACTTTGGCGGATCGTCTCGGCAAAACCATCGCAGAGATTGAAGAAATAACAGTTTCGGAATATAACGAGTGGGCTGCATACTTCAGTATTGAAGGCGAAAGGCGGAAAAGTGGCTCAGCAAAACCTTGACTTCAACATTGCGGCGAACGTCAAGGGCATGGAAGCCATTGCCACGCTGATTAATCGCGTCGGCGCTCTTGAGGCTGAAACGAAGAAGCTGGCGTCAGCCAACTCGGCGCTTTCGACCTCAACCGAAGCCGTGATCCGCAATGGTACTCGTTATAACAATGCGCTGGATGCCCAGTCCAAGGAACTGCGTAACGCCCGTCAGGGTACGCAGCAGCTTGGCATGCAATTTAATGACTTTGCCACTTCTGTCGCAACCGGCGCGAGCGTATCGCAGGCATTTAGTCAGCAGATCGGTCAGGTCGGCTACGCCATGTCCATGATGGGCGGCACGGCTGGGCGAATTGGTAACTTCTTGGCTGGCCCGTGGGGCGCGGCGGTAATGATTGGGGCGATTGCGCTTCAGCCGATTATTGATAAGCTATTCCAAAGTGAGGCTGCGGCAAAGAAAGCCGCTGACGCGCATTACAAGTATCTTGATGCTGTCGCCGCCGGCAGCATGGCCGATCTAATTCGCGCCGAAGGTGAATTGACCAAGATGCAACAGAAGCGCCTAGAGCTTCAGATTAAACTTGGCAAAACAAATCTCCCCGGCGGTCAAATGGGCGATTCGCGATTTGCCCCGGTGCCCGGCGAGCGCCGCCGCATTCAGGATCAAATCAATCAGATTGACCAAGAAATTCGCTGGCAGCAGCTTGCTATTGATCGTGGCAATGAAGCGCGCGAGAGGATTGCCAGCGCTAGTCAAAGGGCTGAATCAAACATTAGGCCGTCACGAGGTGGTGGTGGAAGGCCGTCTGGACAAAGTGCCATTCAAGAAGCGGAACAGACTGCTGAGCGGCTTGCTGAAATTCAGCGAGACATCGAGCGCATTCGCTACAAAGGCGATCAGGCGATGCGCGAAGAATTGGAGAAGCTCTCCAACGATCAGGAGGCCAAGCTTCAGGAAACGCTTAAGAGCGCCGAAGAGATGGGCATGGCCGCTGCTCAGACGCTTAGCGATAAGGTCATCAAGCCGTTTATTACCCAGCTTGAGGAGCTTGATAAATCCTATCAGCGCATTGGCGGTGCCGTCTCTGATGCCTTCAAGGGCATGCTGACTGGCGCCATGTCGTGGAAGGACGGCATGCGCGGCATTATCAATGCGGTGATTGATGAACTGTGGCGGCTCTATGTCGTCCAGCAGATCGTCGGCATGGTAACCAAATTCCTCGGCGCCATTGGCCTACCTGTTCCGGGCTTGGCTGGAGCCCGCGCTGCTGGTGGCCCGGTTTCGGCCAATAAGCCGTATCTGGTTGGCGAAAAAGGCCCTGAAATTGTGGTGCCGGGCAAGAGCGGAACCGTCATCCCCAACCGCAGCATTGGACAGACTGGCGGCGGCGGCGGGACCATCATTAACGTAGATGCTCGCGGTGCAAGTGATCCGGCTGCTGTCCGCGCTCAGGTCCAGCAGGGTATTATTGAGGCGGCGCCTTCCATTATCGCAGCGGCGCAGGCAACGACG